TGTACTTGATCTGCGCCTAAAGCCGATTCAACCCAGCCCTGTACATCAGATACAGTTACACTATCGTAAGCGACAAAACCAGATAAATCTGATACATCTAAACCTACAGATCCATAAACTCCTGCTGAGTATGGATTACCTTCAGCATCGACTTCAGAGTCAACGCCATTTAATCGCCAATGAACATTAAAAATTACTTTGTTTTGTCCATCGTGTTCTGGGTAGTAATCTACGTTAGATACGTCCCATTCGTAAGAAACTGCCATTATTACTGTCCTCCTTTTAATAGCTCTATTTCACTTTTGAGTGATTCGATTTGTTCTTGTTGTTCTTGTACTGCCTTGATAAGTGGTGTTACCAGTTTGCTGTAATCAACACCATAGTAATCATCATCTGAACCTGATACTACATTTGGTACTACCTCTAATACTTCTTGAGCCAACAAACCTTCGTCAGCTTTACCTGATTCTTTCCAATTATATGCAACTGGATTAAGAGCATTAATAACTTCTAAACCTCTTGCTTCACCAGTAACGTCTTTGAGTCTAGCATCCGATGTGGTGTTATAAGCTACTGCTGTATCACCATTATTTGAGATTGTTCCAATAACTGCAGTATTGGTTGCATTTGCAAATCGTACAAAACTTCCACCATTCCCTGTCGAATTTTGTAATCCCAAACAACCATAAGCACTTGTTGTAGATTTAACAGCAATAACTCCAGGTCCAATAGGGCCTGTAGTGCCTAACATTAATGTTCCACTACTATCAAGCCTCATGCGTTCTGTATCGTTTGTATAAAACGACATAGGATAAGCACCGCCACTATAAACAACTGTTGCATAAGCTGAACCAGTAAAAGCACCACCAGAAGAGTTATTTCTGCCAAAATATGAAGTGCCACCAGTATTTTGACACAAAAGAGCAGCACCATTTGTTCCAGTAGATGCTTCTATTTTTATTGCACCTACAGCATTTGTATCTTCTACTTCCAGTTTTGAAGCTGGGTTATCTGTACCAATCCCTACGTTGCCTGAGCTATCGATACGCATACGTTCTGAGCCATTGGTATAAAAAGACGCAAATCCAGTAGTAGATTGTAAATAAATACCTTCTGAACCAGCAACTGCACTGCCGTTGAACATTCCTGCACCACCTGAATCACTATATAGATAACCAGATACTCCACTATCACCATTAAATTCAACTGGGAAATTATCTCCACTTCCAGCAACTACATCTAATTTATGTGAAGGACTACTTGTACCGATACCTACCTTTTCACTATCATCAATAGTAAAAGCTGAACCTCTTGTGCCACCAGAATATGTAACCTCAAATAAATTGACACCACCATTACCACCAGAAGCGATACTTAAGCCTGTTTCTGCACCTGTTCCTACTATGTCTAGTTTGTCAGCAGGATTACTTGTACCGATACCTACGTTGCCTGAAGAGTCGATTCTGACTGTTTCATTTAATGTAAATGACGCACCATCTGTCAATCCTGTATTGTTGTAAAAAAATGTGCCACCATTATCAAAAGATACTCCAGATGCAGATGTTGCAGCAGCAATAAAACTTGTACCATTAAAATAAAAACCACCAGATGCGATTAATTGGTTATTATCTGTAGAAGTTAAAAAACCACCATCTTGTGATGCAGTTCCGACCTTAAGTTGTGTATTACTACCTTCAACATCAAGTAAAAAATCTGGACTTGTTGTACCGATACCTACTCCAGAACTGTCAAGAGCCATAAAGTCTGTACCAGCTTTAGCAATTCTTAAATTATTAACTCCGTCTGGTGAATAGATTTCAAAATCTGAATTAACTGCGTTTGAATCTTGTAATCTAATACCAGGAGCAGTTGCATCTACAATATGCAATCCTGCATTAGCGTTTTGAAATGCTGGACTTGTGGTATTAATACCTACTGAATCAGCAGAAGCATCTACAAATAAAGTATCTGTATCTACTGTTAAATCACCTGAAGCTGTAAGAGTAGTAAAAGATCCTGCTGCGGGAGTTGTCCCACCAATGACGGAACTATCAATAACTGCACCATCTAGGTTGATGGCGACCGATGTTCCTGTGGAGGAAAAGATCGCATCAACATCGTCTAAGTTTGTATTTAGTTTTGTTCCCCAGGTATCGGTTGATGCACCGACCTCTGGCTTTGTTAAGTTAAGATTTGTTGTAAATGTATCTGCCATAATTACCTATTTTGTTGTTCCGTCCAAGATGTGCTTGGATTTGCTTGTTCTGTCCAACTGCCTGTTGTGGTTAATTCTGACCAATCTTCAGAAGGTACAGTTTCATCTTCCCATTTTAAACCACCTATGATAGAAAGTGAACTTGTTTGTGCAAATGACGACTCGGCATTAAATCTAGTATTTAAGCTCGATGCCACACCAGAAGTGACGCTAATAGCCGATGCACCAGTTGTTAATTGTGTACCATTCGCTGCAATAGATGCGCTAACACTAATAGTTGCTTCACCCACATCAATCTGTGTACCAGTTGGTGATATAGAAGATGATACTGAGATTGTACTTGCACCCAGATCAATCTGTGTCCCAGCAGCACTTAAAGATGCACTTGCCGATAAATCGGCATCACCACCTAAAACGATAATACCAGCTTGCGTAGCTGATGATGTAACGCTTACCGATGATGCACCTAATTGAGTATAGTTGCCTGCTGAAGTGGTGCTTGAGGTAACGGATATGTTGGCTTCACCAACATCTATTTGTGTGCCTGTAGGGGAAACAGAAGCAGTTACTGATACGGATGATACGCCCAGCTCGTATTGTAAGTCACTCCAGTTCGACTTACCGTAACCGCCAAACCCATAACCTTGCTGGGCCATTTAATTAATCCAATGAAATAGTTACTGAACTAGCGTTGAATCTGAATACATCTCCGTTTGATACTGTTTTAGATGTGGTTAAGTCACCGTATGCAAGTAAATTACCAGCACTTGAAGCGTCAAATAAACCCATAGCAACGACTGTACCATAATCGGCTGTTGCTGTTGGGAACTCGACTGAGCCACTATTGCTGATAGATCCACTAGCTGCCGTGCCAAATGCCATTGATTGACGCACATAGCCACCGCCAGAAACTTCTGTACCACCACCTGTATCGTCTGGTGCGACAGTATAAAGAGCCACATAGATTGTTGCTGGTGCTGTATAAGATGCGCCACCAAAAACGTGGTCCAATACTTCAAGTTCTAAATAATCTGAAAATCCTGCCATAATTTGTCCTAGTTATTATTAAAATAGTATATATTCTTTTTTGCTTTTCCGTAAGTCCTTCTGCGTTGCATTAGTGATCCTTTTCCAAATTCTGCCTTCTCTTGAGCCAATCTCATTTCTTCCAATGCTTTTTCAAATTGTGCATTGAATAAACCAACCCTTTCATCTTCCATTAAGAAGATAGAAGCGTGCTTTAATGCACCATACAGATAAACGTCTGGATTGTTATTGGACACAAAATTAGATGTATTGGAATCCGATAATGCTGGGACTTTTTCGTAGTAAGTAAGTTGTAGGGTATATGATGTATCTGGGGTTGGTGCTAGTTCTAAAGCATCGTCCATAACAGCATAATAAACTGGCTGACCAACGACATTATCATTGGCTCTTCTGTAAACATCTAATGATTCTAGTGACTGTTGAAATAAAGGTCTGAAATCATTTGATGTAATCTCAACATTAATAACTTCTAACCAATCGGTTGGTAAAGACATATATTGGCTATCAGCAGTTGCTGTAGCTCTTTTAATCATTTCTTTGGTTCTTAATCTTCTATTCAGTTCGGCTTCTGTTTGGTCAATAAATAAATCCAATTGACTATCTAAATCCGATCTATTAAGAAATGATGCTATGTTAGTTTTAAGTTCTGAATATGTCATACTCTACCTTTCCAAGTTCTGAACAATTTATTATCTGGATTGTTCAACCATTTTTTCCATGCTTTCTGATCTCTAGCCCAACCTTCTCGCATGGCTCTCTGATATATTACCATAGGAACTTCAGCAACGTGTCGTAAATCTTTCCCTGGTTTTAAAGTGTCTGATAAATTTTTAACGTACTCCAATGTTGGTTGCACGTCTTGTTGGGTGTGATAAATAACTTTATCGTCCTCGGTTACAAATTCATGTGTGTAACCTGATTTATGATCTATTAGTGTTCGTTTAGCCATAAAAGGTGGGTGGGACTAAGCCCACCCGTTTATATCATTAAGATACGTTTAAGTCTGCGACAACACCGTGTGCAGCTTCGTTAGATACTTCTAAGCCGTACTCAACTACAATCATCTTGGTTTCTGCATCACCAATTGTTGCAATATCAACAGTCTGGAAGTTTCTTAGATATGCTACTTTTGCATATTCTGGATCAACCAATAGTAGAGATCTCTCTCTTGATCTGTTTGATGGTAAGATTTGTAACTCACCAAAATCAGATGAATAGATTGATACAGATGCTTCTACAGTGTTTGCATCAACAAACTGTCTTGCTTGACTTCTACCTGTGAAACCTGAAATAACTTGTTTGTTAAATGGTCCACAAATAGCTATTGATGGCTCACCGCCATTTTGGAAAGCAAGTTCTAGTACATCTTTTAGTAAATCTTCTGAAAGATCACGTTGTGTACCGTCTGTTACAGCAGCTCCATCACCACCATCAGCACCGCCAGTTCCTCTGGATTTGTTTGACTCAATCCAGTTTTCGAAACCACCAGTTACTCTAGCGACTGATGCACTACCTGTAGCTTTAGCTCCTTTTTGGCAAAGGGCTTCTTCCATATCTCTTTTTAGTGCTTTAGACATGATAGCAAGTTGATGAGCCATTTCTGATCTCTTACCTGCTGGATCTGAACTCTCTTGAGAACCAGAAACTGTTGCATCTCTTTTTGAGATCATGCAAACGTTACTTTTTCTCACAGTAGCTGTTGCTGCTGCTCTTGAAAGTTCGAAACCTTCTAATTCACCAGTTGCGACAGGTGTTGGTAATGATTCTGTTTGCCAATCAAATACCACGTTATTTACATTTCTAGTGCCGATAGAACTCATAAATGGAGTTTGCATAGGGGATATGTTGTAAATAATATTACTCAAATCCTCTCTATCAGCAGTAGCGCTATATGTATCGAAAGCGTTAGTTACTTTAGCCATTTCTTCTCCTTATTTTAATAGCTGTTCAAATAATTTTGCTGCATCCTGAGATTTCCCAGTCTGCTTCAATTTTTGACGCAATTTCTTCTCGGCTGACCGAGATGGCTTCCTAGTTGATGAACCTGGCTTTCCTGCTCTTACAGGTGCTTTCTGCGTTGGTTTTTTCTTTACGGCTTCTGCGTTTTGGCTTTGCAACCATGCAGATCGTAAACCAAGCAAAGCTCTGTAATCGTAAACTGAATCCATTTCCTCTGGGGTGTAACCCAAAGTGTTTATCCCATAATCTCTGATTGCAGCTTTTTCTTTGCTAGCAATCTTCTCGTCAGACCATTCAGGTATGATTTCCAGAAGTTTTTGTTGTCCATATTGAACAACTTGTGCAATCTGTTGTTGTTGCTGAACCAAAGCTTCCTGTTGGATTCTTTGTTGTTCAGCTTGTACAGCTTGCAACTTTTCTTTCTTCTGATCCCATACTTGTTTTTCTCTAACGTATGCGATTGGATCATCTTCACTTAGCTGTTGCCAATTCGGTTCATTCTCTAAGTCACCTTTCAGTTGTGCTTCCATTTTAGGAAGCAATTGAGAATAAACTGCATCTCTTTGAGATAGCTCAGATTGCTGTTGCTCAATCAACCTGCGTTGTTGTGACAGTTCTTGAGTTTTTCTCGTATAGTCTTGCTGCCTTGAATATCCATTTTGGAGTTCTTCGAGCGTGACCTCTTGTTCTACACCATCAACTTTAATTGTGTAAAGTTGAGGTTGCTCTACTTCCTCTTCAATTTCTTCTTCTTCAAGTTCTTCAACTTCTTCTTTATCTTCAAGAGATTCTGCAATCTCTTCAAGCTCTTCTTCCTCTACGACTTCTTCTTGGGCTTCTAATTGCTCCTCAACAGCTTGCGCTTCTTCGGGAGTTAAGAAACTTTCAAAAGATGTAGTAGTCTTTTGCATATCTGTTTGTAGTGCAATCGGTTTATCCGTTGTTGCCATATAAACTCCTTATATAGGTTGTATTAATTTTAAACTATAAATATTGTTTATGTAAGGCTATTTGACTTTTTTAAGCCTATCGGCTTGGAATTTGGTAAGCTTGCCTTTATCGACAATTATTCTTAAATGACGTTCTATTTCTGGTAATAGTAAGATTGCTTTGTGCAAATCTTCACGCATACTTACATCGTCTATATTTCTATTGTTTAACCAATGTTGAATATACTCTTGCTTTAGGTTTGCTAAAGCCAATTTAAAAACATCGCTGTTTAAAATGTTTTCTGCTTCTTGTGCGTTTGCGATATGGTTTTCTTCACTCATTTAGATTTCCCTTTTGATTAAGTTTAACCAAAAAGAGATAATTTTCCAAGCGGTGATTTTGGTGGCAGTATGTCTTTTTCTGTGCCTGGTTGAGTGTAACGTGGTTCGCCTTGAGCTTCTAAGGCAGATAATCTTGATAATATTCCTGATGGATCAAACTGAGGTATTTCTCTACCTTCTAATGCAGCTAATCTTCTTTGTAATCCTGATGGATCAAATTGAGCTGGCGTTGGAATACCAGCAATGCCTTCACCAATTAAACCTCTAATTTCTTCGTCTGTTCTTGGGACAAAAGATGGTATGTCTGATAAACGAGCAAAACCACTTAAATCTGGTTGTGGTATTACGGGTTGATATTCACCTAATCTACCTTCAATTAAATCAATAATTTCTTGATCTGATCTTGGTTGTACGTCAGACATTCTACCCATAGGTCCTATGATCTCACCACCAGGACCAAAGATTTCGGTTGGTCTGATTTGATCTCTTGGATCAATTAGTGGCGCTCTTGCACCTTCTGGATCCATTCTATTCATTAAATCATCAGTCATATTTGAAATTAAAGGACTACCCAAATCTTCTGAACTACCTGCTGGACCTATTATTTCTCCGCCTGGTCCAAATATTTCTGTAGGTCTAACACCATCTCTAAATGGATCTATTTCTGGCGCTCTAGCTCCAGCAAATGGATCTTTTAATGGATCGTATTCTCTAAAATCTCTTGAGCCACCAACA